CGAGCCGTCGACCCAGTAGTGCCTCGGGTCTTTCGCCTCCCGGATCGCCAGCGACAGGTCGGCATGCTCCGAGCACTGCCGTTCCACCAGGAGCGCACGGTCGCGCAAGGTCGGCGATGCCGTCTTCATTAGAGTGTTGGCGTGGGATCCGGCACGCACGCCAGGTTCGCCCTGGCCGCGCATGATAGGCGGGAAACCGCCCAGCATGCGCAATTCTTCCAGCAGGAACTTGATCAGAGGCAACAGCTCGGACGGAAAAGCCGGCGTCAGGTCGGTGATCGACGACCCCGGTCCGACATTGACATAACCGGCCTCGCGCATCTGACCGTAGCGTTCGTCGGTGATACCGCTATCACCGGCAAAACCGAGAATCTTGTCGATCTGCAAACCGGTGAGACGCTTGGCATCATCGAGCCACGTCGCCAGCAAACCCTGCGGTTCGACCAGCAGACTCAACTCGCTGCGCCCCCAGAACCAGTTCACGTAGGCGTTGGGCTGGATCATCCGGTACGGCTGCAGGTGGCTGTCCTTGACCAGCAGGTTCGCCTTCTTGAACAGCGGCGCGACGATGATATCCGGCTCGATCATGATGACCGTGGTGTAATCGTCGTCGTCCTGGACCCAGAGTTCGTGCCCGGTCACCGTTGCAGGTGCCACCTGCGGACCCATCACCACGTAATTCGGGTCGTTGGCCAGTTGCACGATGCCGCCGGGCAACGGGTTGGTAGCGGCACTGACCCCGGTGTTGAGTTGCGACGTCGACAAAACCCAGTGCGCCGAGTTCTGCGGATCGCTCACCGACTGGTTGGTCATGGCGTGCTGGCGAACGCGATTATAAAGCTTTTTCGCATCCGGCAGATGGCAGATGCGGCGCCACACCTCGGGCATCGTCAGCGTGAACGTCTCGCACAGCGCCGGCTGCGCATTGATGTCGGTCTCGCTCTCGTTGTAGACGCCGAAATTCCATGGCATGACGAGACGCGAGTGGTAAGTGTTGGTCTCGTGATCGCCCGCACCCTCGACCTGGACCCACTGCTTGAGCAGCGTCAGGCCGTATTTCAACGACTCGCCGACGCCTTGGCCGAACCGCATGTCGGTGTTGTTGCGCTCCCACTGGCGACGAACGGTTTTCGCCACCTGCATGCCCTTGTCGTAGATGTCCTTCGGATAACTGTTCTCGAAATCGAGCGCGAACTTCAACTCGACCGGACTGAACAGATGCGCGGCAGTGTCGTCAAGTTGCTTGGGAAGCTCGTTGAGCAACGCCTTTTGCTGATCGTAACGCCCGGTCTCGAAAATCTGGTTGAGCAGCCGGTACTGGCTTGAGCGCGTCGCCACGCTGACCCGGCATTGCTCGACGAGTTCGGTGGTGAAGGCGATCAATTCCTTCTGATCGACCGGGACCGTGATCACAGCGATTTACCCATGATACCTTGCACTTTCGACATCGCCCGCAACCCGGCACGCGGCTCGATGCCATGCGTCACCTGTCCATTCAGGCTGATCGCGCCGGAAGAGACGCCGGCACTGTACTCCGAACCGCCGCCGACGAACTTCTGACCGATATCGGGAATCGGCGGCGCGGCGATATCGCCGGGACGCTGGTTGTCGGCCATATTGGTGATTTTGAGCGACGACATCTCGGCGACGCTCGCTCCAGCCGCTTCCGCCGCAAGTTCGGCGCGCACCTCGGAACCACGCTCGGTGTCGCGATAAAGCTTGTCAACGGTCTTGGCTATGCTGCTGTTGGCGCGAACGAACGGCATCACGATGTCGTCATCGGAGCGGTTACTGCCCAGTTTCTCATTGACGACTTCCTTGCAGACAAGACAGCGCTCGGGAAAATCCTTGCCGTCCCACGGGAATGCCTTGCGGCACTTCGGGCAACGCAACTGCAACGCCATTATCGTGCTCTCCACCGCCGGTTTTGCAGAACCCGCTGTTGCTGCTGCCGGACTCGGGCCTTCTCGGCAAAAAAATAGCCCAACTGGTTCTGATTGAAAAGCAGGAGCTGGTCGGCGATCGACAGCCGCTTTCTCGCCTCCTCGCTCGCCCGCGTTTTCTTCTGGACGATCAAGTCCTTGCGGATACTGGTTTCCCAATAGTGACAGGCGAAAGCCAGCGCCAGGACCAGATCGTCGCGCATCGACTGCGGCGCCGAAATGCTGTCACCATCGCGGGCGATGGTGTTCATCTCCTTGATCGCGGCATGCGACCGCACGCGCAAGGCGCCGTTCGACACGAAGTCGCGCCAGCGCTCCATGATCATGACCTTGAGCGCGTTATTGGTCTTGAAATGCCAATTCTGACCCGAGGTCATGCCATCGGGCCGCGTATAGATGAAAGTGCGGACGTTGCGGAAAACGTCGCGCAAGCCCTTATCCTCAACCTCGCGCCCGAAATAGGAATTGTCCAACTGGAAGCGCAATTCCTTGAGCGCGTTGAATACCGCCGTGCCGGGGCCGTTCAGTTCCAGCACGTAGCGCACTGTGGCGTTACCGCCGCCGTACCAGCCCAGCAGGCTGGCAATCACCCACGAGAGTTGCCTGGTGTTGACGAGCGGCGACGCATACTCGGCCACCTGGTCGAGCCCGTCGGAATAGCAACGCAGCACCTGGATCGAGGAGCGATCATTGTCGGGATTCTCGCCAAATGCCGGGTCGCAAGCGACGACATAATTGCCGTCATTGTCCGGTTCTTCCCACACTTTCAGATCGGTTTCGCGCACGCTGCGCGCCGGATAGACCTTCATATCGACGAACTCGGACCCGGCGAGATAAAGCCACTTCTGGAACTTGTCGGAGCAGTAGTTGGCGGTCTGCTCGGTCAGTTGCTTCGCCGGAAAGAACACCGAGCCGGTCTGCTGGAACGCTTCTTCCTCGACGGTCGGCTGCTCCTGCATGCGGAGCGGATCAAGCTCGTCGTTGTCGACATCGACTGCCTCCGACGTCGCCGCCGGATTCATGCGCTTGCGATACCACGCCCACTGCTCCATGGTGATGACGTGGCCGTAGCGTTCGTTGACCTGCTTGGTCAGGTCCTGTTCCTTATCGGTCAACGGGTCGGTGCCGTAGAGCGTGAAATCAACGCTGTTCTTGTCGATCTGTTGCGATTGCTTCGACCACCATCCGAGGAAAATCACCTTGCAGTGATGCGGATCGGAAACCGCCTCCTCCCACATCTCCCACCATTTGTTGAAGCCCCGAGCAGTCGACTCGTAGATGTAAAGCCGATCCGGATGCACGTCGGACAACGACTGTTTGAACGATTCAAGTCCGGGGATGTTCTCCCAGGAACAAAGCTCCGAGCAGTGCGCGATGGTCAGACCGACCGAGCGGCCGAGCGTGCCGGAGGTCTTGCTGGCGCGGACGCCGGCCGACATGAACAGGATTTCGGAATCGTTGGCTAGTTGCAGATTAGTGCGGTTGCTTTTCTTCAGCGCCGGGAATTTCAACGACTTCGGCAGGTCGTTGATCATTACTTCGAGCTCGGATCGCGCCGCCACCTTGTTGCTGTCCGAGTCGAATACGACGGCACCTTTCAAGCCGTTGTGAATACCAATCAGGAAGATCGTCAAGGCGCGAATGAGGGTCGAAATGCCAAGCTGGCGGGATTTGAGGATGTAGATTTCCCGGATGTCGGCTTCGAGTGCGTCGAAAATCTGGGTAATGACCCTGATCTGGCCTTCGTAAAGGTTCTCGCCCAGACTGATGCGACCGGCGTCCTTTGAATTAACGTAGCAACGTCTTAGATAAGCGTAGAACGCCTCCTCGACGCGCTCACGCTTTTCCCGTGACCAGCCTATTGCCATCAAGGCAAGATAGCAGGACTATCTTGCTCGTCCATAGGGCTGCGGGTTCTTCAACTCATCGAGCGTCTTGGTGATCTGCGCCTGCAGCAGCATATAGAACTGCACCGGGTCGGTGCTGCTCAACATCAGCGCCGACATCGGCTCGCCGGCACCGGCCGGCGGCACGATGACGAAAGCGCCGCCGAAACTCTCCTCGGCGTTGCGGTCGATGCGCGACGCCATCTGGCTGAACGGATCGGAAATTCTGGCAACCGGCTGGTCGTTCATACATACCTATGCGAAAAGTTCGGCTTGATCTCGTTGTTTAAGAAGCTGCCGACGGATGCAGCCTTTGAGCACTGGATCGCGGTCTCCTCGTCGACACCTTCGTACAGCGAGCGCTTGCCGTTGCGCCAGACCACCACCATACCCTTGAGCTGGTCGTCGTAGCCGATCTCGTTGGCCATCTTGCTGAACACCGGCACGATCCAACTCACTTCTTCCGCTCCCAATACTTGCACCAGCCGTGGAAACTGATATCGCCGGAAACGAGCGTGCAGGATGACGGCTTGACGAACATCGAGCAATTGCCGCAGCGCTGGAACTGCTTCGGCTTGTACTGATAGTTAGCCTCACCCTTACCGATCTTCCGGGTGGCGCCAGCCTGAATCATTGCCGCATCTTCCTCATCTCGCCGTACATGATCTCGTCGATGATCGGCATCAGCACCTCGTCGCGATCCTCGACGGTCTCGTCAGCAAACACAAGAAACGGGATTTTCAGCACCTTGTTGTCGGGCAAAAACTTGTGCTCGAAATCGACCCGCGTCAACAGGATGCGGCGACGGCTGGTCTCGTGCGGCCCGAGCGAACGGAACTCAGCCTCGTTCTCGCCCGCGAAGGCTTTGCGGATATGCGCCTTCCGGCCAGGCTTA